TGGGATATTAAGTTTTTGCCCACCGTCATAAGTTTCTATACCGCCACTCTTACGCATTTCATTTAAAAGAGGAGTAGCCTTGAAAAGGTTATCTACTTCTTCATCTAAAAGAATACGGAGGGTGGTCGATAGAATATCATTTGATATAGCCATTATTTCCTCCGGCATATTGTTTTACACATATTGTATAGTTATTGTTTATTTTGCATTCATTAACAATCGGGTATTCCTTACGGAAGCCAAAGGTTATCCTCTTCGAATACATAAGAGGGCCGTTCAGGTTATGCATTATATTTTTCCTATTTTCCTGCATTTCTTTTTAACCAGTCATATATTTCACTGCCTCGTTTAAGATGTGCGGGTGGTCGGTTAGGGCTGAAGTCACGAGGCGTTCCTATTTTTAAACCTGCTTGTTGCATTTGAATCTTACGATTTCGGTTTTCTTCTTCTAAGGTTTGCAATCTATCCGTGTTTTTTCGTCCCTTGACAATATAATACGCATCTTCTAAAGATAAGTTATGATTTGATTGCAGCGCTTTGGCCACATCAACTTTCATTTCTTCTAAATCTGGGTGTTCAGACTTAAATTTATCTAACTTCATTTGTCGAACTTGCATTTCTTGCTGTTCTTGTATCGGCTGAAGTAGTTGTTCCATTCGCTTAGCCACTTCTTGCTCAATGCGTGATTCAAATGATTTAGTATCATAAGGATCTAATTCAACTGGATCTGCATCTGCCAATGCTTTTGCTTTCTCATAAACGCCTGAATCATTTAACGACTCAAACTGTGCCTGTAAGGCTTTTCTTTGTTCTGCCAACTCTTGTGTTTTTCTGGTATAATCAGCACGCAAGTTGCCTAATAATGTTTTGGCATCATCAGGTAATGCATCGACAACAGATTTAAAATCGACACCTTTACCTTCCGGTAAAGATAAATCACTTAACTCTTCTAAGGAAGCGTTTTGTGCTATCTTCATTTGTTCCAGTTTGGCCTGATTTACTGCATCAGCAATACGACTTTCTCTGGACTTACCATCATTATCTTTTGTAAATGCTTTCGATCGATCTTCGATAGCATCTATATCAGTTAATGTTGGTTCTGTTGTGTTAGCGGTTTCTGTAGCAGTGGTAGGTTCCGCAGCTTCTCCTACTACCGTGTTGCTTTCTTCGCTCATATATTCTCCTGTTGTTTTACATACGCGACATCATAATTTTCTCTAAGTCATCTTCAGACATTTCTGCCTTTTCCATTGCAGCAGGTGCTGCAGGTTCTTCTACACTTACTTCGACTTCCATGCTTGACCCTTGATCTACAGGTGGCTTTCTTAAGAATGCCTTAAATGCACGATCACCAGCAGCAGCATCTAATCTACCACGAGCCATCATTAAGTCTCTATCAGTTGCCATTCCATCTAACTCTATAGAGTATTCTGTGAATTTGGCATCGTCAAGTGCTTTGTTAATCATTGAAACATATTTTAGCACTGGGATAGGTAAAGAATCGACATCTTCTTCTACCATTTCTAACTGGGGAACTTGACCAAAGTTAGAAATAACTTTATTAACCGCTTCAATAAATCTATTCATACTATCTTTAGAAAAATCACCACGCGGTGCAATCTCTTCAGCTTTTTCATTTTCAGCCATATCAAGTGCTTGTGCTCGTTCCATTACTTCTTCAAATTTTGCCATGTTAATCTCCTTCCGATTAATGCTTATATTTTTTCCTATACATCTTGCATGTCTTTCGACACAAAAGTCTTTGCTGCAGCTGCAATCTTATCGCCACCTGCTTCTTTTAAGTTCTTTGTCCATTCTTCGCCTACTTTGTCTTGTGCTGTCAAACGCTCAGCTTGCTCATATATGTGTTGATCTGCTACAGATTGTGAAACTTCTTTGTATCCATTGCTTTCTGCATACTCATACATAGCGCGCTTGTCTTCAAAGTATCTACCAAATGCTGTAGAATAGTGTCCTTGACTATTATGCACACCATTAGCATGTAATCCTTTACCCATGATTGCAAAACTGGGTGGCACATAAACTTGTTCGACCAGATTACCACAACCTTCTGAGTTTTCTGTGTCATCCTTAGGGTTGAACTGCATTGGTCGATCATAATAATCTGTTTGACCACAAATCATCTCTTCTAGATCGTCATAACTACACAGAACTTCCCATTCTGTTTGACACTTCTTGCATTCTACTTTATAAAAAGCCATCTTCTTCTTCTCCTATGATATAGATGTGGCGCCTGGTAAGACACCTTGTAAATTAGCTGGGCCAGCTGGTGTTGATTGCATCATTTCTCGAGCATCTGGTTGCACCGCCGAACCTGCTACATTAGCTTTTGCAGCTGATGCTGCTTGTATTGCTTCTTGATTTTCTTTCGCTTCAATAACAAAATCTTCTGGTAAGCCTAAAGATCGCACTAACTCTGCTAAAAGTGTTTCCTGAGGCACACCTAATGACTGCAGAAGTGGTATTGACTGTATAAACTCTCTCTTCTTTACCGATTCTGATAAGGGTGTAGAGGCTTGATCTTGTGCATAGATAAGAAAGTTTTCTTCAAGATCTTGTGGTCGAACAACCTCAGGACTATTACTAACCATAATCATATCAGCAGAGTTTTCGATCTCTAAGTAAAGCTGCAACATGTAAATATAAGTGCGACTTAATTCTTCAATCATGCTATCTCGCTCTCTTGCCAATCGGCCTACCTCTGACGAAGTATAAGCAGCAAGTGCAGCTATTTCTGTTGCTGAAGAACGAGTCGATTCACCACGAGTAAATGGTGCCAAGATGCTACCTTTATCTTTATCAGCTTGCACTTGGTTGTAATACATCTGTAGTTCTGGTGGTGTTGGGTTCTGAGGTAATGCAGTCATGACACCAGCCAACGATTCTTCATCGATCTCAACAAACAAGCCATCAATACCACTTGTAATCTGTGCCATTTGTTCTTCGTCAAGCACACCCTTCTTAACTAAATACTGTCGCGATGCTTTTCGCACTCCATTTGCTTGAAATGTTCTAATTAGATTAGTTTCATAGATCTGGTCATAGATTCTTCTCATTGCACTGTAGCCATCTATTGGTTTATCAGGCATCCTATTATAATAGAGCGGAACTAAAGGGATCACAGCGTTATTCTGCGGATCTCTAAATGGTATCTCTTCACTCAACAAGAACTTCTCACCCATCTTCCAGTTAGGCGACCAAAAATACATCTGTTTAGTGTGTAAGTCATACAACTCTACAATCTCGATATAGCGATAATAGTCAAAGTCTTGTTCATAAAAGTCATTATCACGCTCATATTCTTCAGATCGAAACTTATCGAAGTAGTCTTCTTTTTCAATAGGCTCATATTCTTTATTACCAAACTTATGTCGAGCATCAATCATTGACATGTAGTAGTGATGACCAACAAAACGCATGTCTTCATAACGCTTGGCATCTCTATCTAAGATTACTTCCCATGGTGCAATAGAGCAAACTGATATACGCTTATAGATGTCCTCGTTCATATTAGGCATTAACTTCATAAAAGCCATAGGGTAAATAAGGGCAAGACGCGAAGCGTTCTCTATTTCCTTTCTCTGGTTCATTAAGAAATCATTTGCAAGAGCTTGTGCTTTCTTTGTATCACCTCGTCCTTTTAGTCCGGCTTTGAAGATAACACCTGGGTTTTTAGAAAAGAGTGAAGCAATATATGACTCAATATAGCCGTAGGCATCTGAGGTTTGCACATATTCAGACATAAGACCTACAGCTTTCTTATCCCAGAAGCGTGTAGCATAGGCTGACTTATAACGGTAAAGTTCATGTTTATAGTCATCCCAGTAGTCTGTGTGAGATTCTAATATTTGCTTAAGCAAACCAGGTGTCATTTTATATTTCATTTATTCCATCCTCTTATATTTTTATGTATTCCATTATTTTTTCTAATAGAAGCTGCTCTACGAGATTTAATCATATCATCAATCATTGACTGACGCACTTGAAAAAAGCTGGGAACAGGCTTTAACTTAGCAGCCCATAATGCAAGTGCTGTGGCAACAACTAAGTCATCATGTCCATTTATCACTTTAGGCGCTCCTTGTGTTATTTGAACTGCTCTTAGCTCAGCCCAAAGATCTCGCTCAACGGCATCGATAACACCTTCGCAAATCAAGTCGCGCAGGTAGTCGAATATAGCTATTTTATTTTCCTTCCGAGTGCGCCAGTCGCGACCTTTACTATCCTTATATAAATTCTTTACCTTCCACTCTTTTAATCTATACAACACAGTTTCACCTGGACCATTCTGCTCCACAATAGTATAGGGCTCATTAAACTCCCAATATAACTCATAAACTTTATCAGCCAAGTTATGAGGCAAGATCTGATTAGACCTGAAGTGATATACAGGCTGCATGGTCGTGCATGACACAACTGTAATAACACTATAATCACCACCTCGACCACCACTTACATCAACACCCATAGCAAACTTATCACCCGGCACAGGATCACAATACCAACGATCTTTTTGACCACCACAATCTAACACTTCTAATTCGTCTAAGATGTCTGCAGGAAAGAATTCATTACTCGATGCAAAGAAAGCCTCATCTACTGTAGCTGGAAACTCTCGTCTAAACTTCTCTAACCCCATTGTCTTAATCATTGTTCGGCGCCAATACAACTGGCCTAAGGTCAAATCAAAGTCTTCCTTTAACTGTATCTCTTCTTCAGTAGGATCTGGAACTTGTGGCTGATGGAACTGACTTTTCTTTGTATATTGTGGGTGCTCATACCAAGGAAACCAAC